CTATTTCCTCCTCTGGAACTTCGCGCCGCAGGCATCGCACTCGGGTGCGAACCGGGTGGGCTGCAGTGCGCCGCAGGCGCTGCACGGTGGATGCTTGGCCTTGAATGCGAGTCGAGCCCGCGAGAGGCAGACCAGGCCCGCGGCCTCGAAGCTCGTGAGCGACTTCACATCGAGCGCGAGACCGGCTTCGTGCTCCGACTCAAGCTGAATCAGGTGGTGCGCGTAATCGTGGTAGCCCGGCGAAAGGGTGAGTGGCGCGACGGAGTCGAGCAGGCGTTTGCGGGTGGTCTCGGAAGCGGACTCAGCCGTGCGCGAGATCCGCGCCCGGTCGAAGTCCTGCTCGAAGATCTCCGCAAACGCCAACATCAACCCCTCCGTATCCCGCACCACATCGATCATCCAAAGACCTTCCACGCCAGCCAGAAAAACAAGAGGACCGCAATGAGCGGCGCGAACACCAGCACACTGGTGGCGCAAAGCACGAAGAGGTCGCAGATGAAGTTGAAGATTGACGGCTCGCGGCTAGGCATCTTCATCCTCATCCACCTTGACGTTGACCGGCACAAACAACCCCTCGGCGGCGGCCACCTTGTGATACATGTCCATATTGGCGACGATTGCATCGCGGTCATCGGTGAGCTGCTCGCCATTGACCGTGTAGCCAGACACCGAGATGATCAGCTCGTCGTAGATCTCGGCGAGCGTGGCCTGCGCGCCCAGCCAGCGCGTCTTCCCACTGCGGCTGCCGCCAACAATCTGTGATCGGCTCGTGTCGCGGCTATAGCGGCGCTGCTGCTCGACGGACGGACTTTTGAGCTGATGATGCAGGCCGGTGTGCTTGAGCATCTTGTTGCCGTCGCGGCCCCAGACCGCGCTGAGCGTCACGATTTCGCTGCCGAGGGTAATGGGGTCATCGTCGCCAGCGGCTGGTCGCTCGACACTGGTGAGGACAATCCCGGCGGTAAGGCGATGGTTCGCGGGGATCAGCTCGCGCCAGCCGTCAAGATCGGTGACACGCCCGTCTCCAGCTACCTTGTAGCCATCGGCGTCAATCAACGCCTGCGTGGCCAGCGCGAGCCGAGCGCCGTTCGAATCGTATGCATCGGTGCGCTTTCCGTTTTGCGTCTCGCTGGTCGAGACGATGTGCGCGAAGTAGTCGAGCCACTGCTTGCGCGAGATCTGCGAGAGCGTGAGCGTGTAGGTATGACCGCGATCTTCGATCACAATGATGCGCGGCTTTTTGAGGTCGATGAGTTCAGATTGCATGGGATTCCCCTTTGGGTGTTGGTGTGATTTTTTCGCTGCCCAGGGTGAGGAACCCTGTCCATCTTGAAACCCGCGTAGCAGGTTGCGGGACTTCCCCGCCGCGAAGTGGTGCGGCAGTCACTGCCAGAAAAATACCCAGGAGCCATCGCCCGACAGCCCCTGGGAGGAGAAAGCTATGCCGTTACCAGATATGCGGCGACATCGTTGATGATGGTGGCCGTCACCGGCTGAACGCCCGCTGCCTGATAGCAGGTCGTCTCGTCGAACTCGACGTTCCAAATGGTCATGTCGCCGTCGAAGCCCATCTTCGTCGTCTTGAGATTGACGGCAGGCACATCGAGCGTGAGCTGCACCGCCGCGCCCGAGTTGATCGCAATTCTGATCGCGGTCTTGGTGTTATTGATCATCCGCGTGAAGACGTCGTCGGTGTCCTTCGAGGCGATGGTCGACTGGAAGGAGAACTTCGGGTCGCCTTTGCGGATGAACGCGGCGTCAAGCCCGATGCCGGTCGCCCGGTGCGGGATGAGCTGATGGTCGAGCTTGAAGGTCGTCGACGTGTGGCGGCCGAGGATCGAGGTTGCCGCGCCGACGTTGCCCCAGAGGTAGTCCGCGTCGCTGCCCAGGAGATAGTCTTCCGTGGGTACGGTCGGCGCGTCGGTCAGGTCGCCGAGGGTGTAGCGGCCGGTGCCGACCAGGTTGTAGTCGGCCATCACCGCGCCCTTGTCCGTGATGGTCAGGGTGAAGTCGTTGAGCGCCATATCCATCAGCGTGTAGGCGAGATCGTCGGTGTCCTTGAGATAGACGCTCGTCGGCACCGCCTGGCGCGTCGACTGGTCGAACGTGCATACGTGCGTGTACGGCGAGGCCGCGCCGGTGACCGTCTCCTTGCCCATCGCAAACGCGAAGAGCCAGCCGGCCAGCCAGGGCGTCAGCTCCGACTTCAGGCCGGAGAGCTTCAGCTCAATGTCCGTGATCTGGCCATTGGTCGCGAACCACGATCCTTTGCCCGAGTACTCCTTATCGGAGCGGCGGCCGGGATTGAAGTCGAGCGTGGCCGAACCGTCGAAGCGCTGGACGCGGGTGAGCGCGGCCTCCGCCAGCGCGCCATTCCAGGCGGCCTGTTTCTGCTCGGACAGGACGAGTGTGCGAAGAAGCTTACTCTGTGGCTCGAAATTAGTGGGCATCGACGATCTCCTGAGTGGCTGCGGCCACGAGCTGCGGCGGTACGGTTGTGGACTGCGGGACGATCTCAAACATCGGGCTGCCGTCGATCTGCTCGGTCGAGAGGATCTTCGTCCACTCGCTGGTGAGCACGCGCTGCGGCTTATCGCCCGCGAACTTGTAGTTCATGTGCGCGTTGGCGATGCGCACCACGCCATTGTCGCCAGCGAAGGCACGGCCAGCGACGGAGAGACGGACGTTGACGAAGTCGGATTTATTCTGCGCGGGACTCATTTATTTCGCTCCAAAGTTTGCATTGACGCCGCTGAACTGCGCGAGTCCGCTGACTGCGATGGTGAGCGCGTAGCACTGATCGACTGGGCCATAGGTGTCCATCACCGGGTTGACCGCGACCAGGCGCGTGGGCTGCGTGTAGACGCCGGGGCTGAGCAACAGCCGAGCCCCTGACAGCTCATCCTGCACGACGGCCAACATCTCCAGCGTCTTCGTGCGCTCGTCGGCCTGGCTCTTGAGGCTCTCTTCAAAGCAGATGATGTCCCAATACAACTCCGCCTCGGCGGTGAGCCGCTGGATGTCGCGGAGATCTGCATAGTTGCCCGACGAGAAGCGCAGGCGGATAGCAGGCGACTTGAGCACGAGCTGGCCGTCCTGGTTGAAGTCCCGTCCGCCGATTGGCGCGACGCTGACATTGCGGCCATAGCTGATCTTGAGCCGGGCGGGCAGCAACGACAGCAGCGCGGCTTCGACCAGGTGTATCTGGACCTTGGTAGCCATCAGACGCCTCCTGGTCCGGCGAGCCCGGCCGCGCGCTTCTGCCTGTCGACGTAGGCGACCACGATTCCGGCCATCCGCGTCGGGTCTTCCGGCCGGAAGATGAGGTAAGGACGCGGCGGGATGTTCTGGTATCGCTCGTGCTGGCGCACCTTGCCGGTGATCTGCTGCCGCGGCCCCTCGAACGCGGCGCTCGCCGACGTCGCATGGCCGCGTTTGTTGAAGATGATGTGGCGTCCACGCCGCATAGCGGTGGGAACGTTGTACGTCTTGCCGTCCTTGCCCTCGACCTCGCGCGTCTTGTAGTAGATCTCGCGCAGCCGCTTATAGCTGTGGCGACCGACCGTGACGCTGCGGCCCGCGATCCGCGCCTGCGGTCCGATGGCAGCGCCACGACGATCTGCGGAGCCGTCCTGGTGCACGCGAGCGTATGCGAGATTGGTGCCGAGGCGAGCGATGCCGCGCGCCACAAACGGCGCGATGGAGTTGATGAGGATGCCGCGATCGATCAGCAGCTTGTGGCCAGCGCCATACTTCTTTGGGTTGCTTCGAACCGTATTCGGCGAGAGCTTCGGCCAGGAGCCAGCCGGGGAGCCCTCCTCGCGAAAGGTCCGACGCACCGACAACAGTTGCGACTGAGCGATCTCATTCATCAGCTCTTCGTTCTGCTGCAGGCTGAGGCCAAAGCGGTCGAGCGCGATGACGACGTGCTCCTGATCGACTTGTACGACTTCGGCGCTCATTTAGTGGCTCCATCCGCAAAGATTCTCGTCGGAAAAGCTCTGCGGATTCGCGGTAACCAGCGCCTCGCCCGAGGACGCCTGCGGTTGCGTCGCGCCGACTGGTTGATCGAGCGAAGCTTTGCCGGAAGCAATGTCCTTGAGGAAGTTGATCGCGTCGAGATATCGCTCAGCGACCGTCTCATCCGGCTTCGTGGTGCGACGCCGGGTGAAGAGCAGGTACTGCGCGATGTCCAGGCAGAGACCCTTGATCGTATTGCTCGACTGCAACGGCGTGACGTACCGCTGCCGGCAGTAGCTATCGATCCGCGCCGATGCCTCGTCCATGACGCCGTCGACGATGGCGGTGTTGACTTCGCCAGCGCCGGGGTCGGCATCCGTCTCCGAATCGTCGGTGAGTTCGACTAACTCACCGGCGGTCATCCGTAGAGGTACAAGGTCGGCTTGGGTCGCGTAGGCCAAGGGTTACTGTGCGGCCTTCTTGGCGTCGGTGCCGTTGAGAGGCGCGACGATCTCTTTGCCAAGGCTCTCGGCCTGCTCATCGGTCAAATGGATCGTGTCACCGGCGGCATAATAGACGCCATCATGCTTGATGCGACGAAGTGCGCGGTGCGTAGGATCGACAACCTTTTTCTGCGATGCCATGTTTTTTTCTCCTGGTGCTTGCTATAGGGAGCGGGCGGAAGTATCTCCGCCCGCCGCCAAGGTTGATGTACGGGTGAGAGGCTTAGCTGGTCGCGATGGGCGTGGTCCACAGATAACCGCAGTCGGATCCGGTGATCTTCTCGTCGGTGTACCAGTCGACTCCGACGATATCTGACTTTGCTGTAGCATCCGGGTGCCGCGCAATCACAACACCATAGCCGTCGATAGTGCCGGGAGCCGAAGTCCAGGTGAACGACTTTCCGAAGCAGAGCTGCTTGGGACCGACGCGACCCTCCGAGCCGATGCCGCCGAGCAAGCCGGGCGCTCCAACGGTCGGAGGCACATAGCCGAGCCATGCGAAATTTGACCACAGAAAGTCGTTCGTCGCAGTGCCATCATTGGTGATGGCGCGACAGACGAATACCTCAGCGACGCCGAGAACTTTCGCAAGCTGGACTTCATCCAGCGGCCCCGTCACAACGTTGTAAGTGAATTTAGCCTGCAGCTTCGGGTGTACGCTCAAGACATTGAACACATCTTCGCTTACAGCAAACAGGTTGGCGCTCTGACCGGTGAGCCGAATACGCGTCTTCGCGTCGGCAACATCTTCCTGCGGCGTACTGTTTGCGCCATCGCTCCACTGTGACGTGCTGCTCAGCGCGAGAACGTTATCCGCTGGATAATTCCCGGATGTGGTCATCAATGCCTTGACACGTATCTCGCGCGCAAGCAGATTCTTATCCTGAAGCATTGCGACGGTGTCCATGTTCATATCGCCGACCGTATAGGTGTCGCGGTCCTCATCAGCAATGTTCGCCTTCAGCGCGTTCGAATGCGCATTATAGTTTTCGGTCGACATCGTGAAGCGAGTCTCAGCGGCCGGGGTGCCGAACGCGCGGAGCGTCTGCTCAGTGACCTGCAGATTCTCCTTACCATAAACCCAGTAAACGTCGGTGCGACGAAGCACAGGCAGACGGGGAAAGGCGCGATCCTGAAACATCGGCGCGTTGCGGTAGCCCTTGGTGAAATTGGAGAGTGCCATGTCAAGATGGCCGGTGAGAGGGGGAACGACTCGCATTGTGCATGACCTCCGAGGTCAGAAATTGAGGCTCCTGCCGCGCTTAGGCGGCAGGGGTGGTGAGGGTGAAAGGATCGACGAAGATGATGCACTCGTCGCCGGCGGCGGCAGGTTTCGACTCGAAGCGTCCGATAACTTCTTCCGCCCCGCCAGCCGTCCTGGTGACCGCAATGACCTGGCCGGTCGCGTTGAACTTGGCATACGTGCCCGGATTGGCAGCCGCACCCGCGATAGCAAAAGCATCGCCGTGGCGGATGACCGCGAGCGCATCGCCGGACGCGGTAGTCTCGGCCGCAATGCCGATGCCCTGCGCGCCTGCGGTAGCAACCGCCGTCGCGCCGCTCTCGTTGGTGCCAGCCTTGACGCCATAGCCGCGCGTAACTGCCGACTCGGCGAGATAGGTCTTGATGTTTACCGGCCCGACCGGGCCAACCTTGCGAAGAGCCATCTGAGTTCCTTCCATGCTGCGAATTTTTGAAGTTCATGGAGGAGGCCGATGCCCTGGCCTCCCCACTCTTTTTGGGTAAATCTAGACCGCGCCTGCCGAGGACGACCCCGACTCCGGCCGCTTGCCCTGGCGTACCAGCTCGCGGTACGCATCGTTGAAGTCGATCTTCTGCTCCTTGGCGTAGGCCTCGACCTGCTCGTTGAAGGTCACGGAGGCCACATCGACTGCGCCACCATTGGTCTCCGGCGTCTTCGGCGTCTTCGTCTCGCTGGTGCCAGAGAATGCGACGTCCTTGGGAACGATCTGGCCGATGCCGTTGAGGATGTCCGCGAAGAGCTGGACCGAGTCCACCTTCTTCTTCGCATCGCCCTCGCCGAACTCGACCTCAGTCACCGCGCCCGACGCCAACGACGAGAACAAGGCGGGAACGCCCATCTTGTCGTAGGCCGGAATCCAGCGCTTGCTGGCCTTGAGGCCGCCGATCAGCGCCGTCACGCGAGCACTCGCGCTGGTGTCGCTGAAAGTCTTCTTGTGATCGGTGAGCTGAGTCTCCAGCGCCACGCGAGCCTCACGCTCGGTCTTGAGCTGGTCCGCGAACTTCGACTCAACCGCGTCGGTCGCGCGCTTCACGGCTGCATCGATCTCAGCCTGGCTAATGACGCTCTCATTCTTCTTCCCGCCGAGATTGGCGAAAAACTCCGCGATCGAATCCTTGACCGTCTTCCGTACCTGCTGTTCGTCCATCTCTTCTCCCTCTGCGAATTCCACTTCCTGATAGTTGTCGTCGCCGAACCGCGCATCGCGCAGCCCCTTGACATGCGGCAGCATCGCGCCCAGAAAGCCCAGGTGGCGCAACTGCAACGTGCCATCGGCCTCACGACCGAAGGCCACAGAACGCTTTTTGAATTTGCCCGACTTGATTGCCTCATCAAACTCGGCGTCGACTTCCCCAGGCAACGCCTGGAGAACATCGCCATCCACGCGCAGCTTCTTCACCCAGCCGAATGCAGGCGCATCCAGCTTCGGATGTCCAACGACGATGGGCGCTTCATGCTTTGCGAAATCGTAGCTGGCGGCAAGCGCGGCGAGCTGCGGCACCGTGAAGATACCCTTGTCGCCATAGTTGCCTGCGCGGAAGATGTCCAGCCATTGACCGTTGAGAGTGCTCACAGAGGCGACGATATAGCGCGTCGAGCAATACGCATTACGCCGCTAACGCTGCCTTCGCAGACTTGGCCGATGGAGCTGAAAATGCAGGTTGGGAGGGTTCAAATCGCGGATAAATGCTTATGCTGCCGCGAGGATTGTGTTGAAGCCGGGAGTCGGGACGTTGTCTTTGACCAGCACCGGAAGCCTCAACAAGCCGTCGTCGCCCGCGTTTTTGTCGATGCTGAGAGCTTCAGCCTCAGTGATCGGCACTACCGAGCAGCGGCAGTTGAATCCACTTGGAGGGTATATCTTCCGCCACACCGGGTCAATCGCCCGCGCGACGAAGAGGTCGATGGCTTCGTGTTCCGGGCGCACGCGATTATCGCCGACCGTCCAGTACTGCCAGAACGGCAGAGCCTCCATCACGCTGGCGTCGGTCATCTGCTCGTAGCGGCCGGCAGAGTACGCCTTTTGCACGTTCGTGTTGAAGACGGTGTCGATCTCGAACGCGTCGAGCGCATCGGCACCGGCCTCGCTGGTGATGTAATTGACGATCTTGCGGAAGTCGCCAGGCGTACCGCCTTCATTGACGACAGTGCCGAGCGCATCGCGCACCTTCTCGATGATGCGCTGGTCGTTGACACCAGCGATAGTGAAGGCGTCGTTGCGATACTGCCGCGTCAGTCCGTCGAACAGATCCTTTGTGACGGGAGTCAAGTTGCGCAGATACTCGATTGCGCCGGTGGGCGGCAGATCGAAGTCGTAATACACCGACGCCTGGCGCGCGGTGAGATCGAGTCCATCGGCGAAGCTGACCAGTCGCGAGCTGGTGTTCAGCCGCAGCGGCTTGTCCGTCTTGGCGCGGCCGCCCTGGAGGACGGTCAGACGGCCGAGGATGTTGAAGCCCGCCTGGTACTCAGCCAGCCGGTCGCCGATGGTGGTCTGCGAGGGATTAGGCATTAGAGGTCGGTCCAGACCTCTCTATGACATGTTGGACAAGCCACTTTGAGCAGCGACTCGTTCATGACGGAACTTACGTACTCTGCCTCTTTACGCGTGAACTCCATCTCGCATCCACAATGTTTGCAGGTCGCGCGATATAACGTTGTCTCCGGAAGAACGCCCTGCCTAATCACTCTCATTGTCCCGGCCCCCTTCGCAATGGCTTCAGCGCCTTCTTTAGTGCAGCGAGATCAGCAGGATCGACAGTGGGAATGCCGAATGCTCCGGCACGATAGATATTTGCAACGAGCGCCTTCGCCGCTACTTCGATAGCGTTTAGGCGTTCGTGCTCGACCTTCGGAACCTGATCCATCGTGCGGAGGTTATGGACCAACAGCCGGAATGAACCGCTCTCAGGTTTGACGCTCATGATCCCGGCCTCACATGCGCCCGCTCCGCGCCCTCGGCAATCTGCGTAATCCGCTGGCGGTACTCGGCCCGCGCCTCATCCTTGAGCTGCGCGAAGAGCGTGTCGAACGCCGCGATCTCGCGCTTGACCTGCCGCTCGCGCTTTTCCGAGAACTGCGGGCTGTCCGGCGCGCCTGCCGGCGTCCTGATGGATGGGACCGGAGCAGCCGGACGTTCGAGCAGCTCGTCGTCTTCCTCCGGTACGTCGACGCCATAGCGGTTGTAGACGTACTTCTTCGTCATCGGCAGGCCCATGCTCTGCAGCGTGTCGTCGACCGTAACGCGAGCGCCCAGGTCTTCCTTATTCGACACATCGTGCGCGAGCTTCGGCATCGGACAGTCCGGCCCAAAGTTCCAGATCACCAGCGGCCGCACAAGCTGGCGGTTGAGCACGGCGTCGATCTGCAGCGTCAACTCCACGCTGCGATCTTCTTTCGTCTGCGCATGCACGTTGCCAAGCGCCTGCGTTCCCTTGCCACCATCGCTGCCGTGGCTGGTAAGCGTCGAGCCGACAATGCGGCGGTAGATCTTCGATTCAAGCGTGGAGTAAAGCCGCTCATAGGTCGCGGGATCTGCAGTGCGTGCACCCTTGAGCAGATCCTGCAATACCTGGAAGTTTTCTGGCACAGCCATAGCAACATTGCTAATCAGTGCCTCGGCAGCCGCTAGGGCCTCTTTCTTCTTGTCATCTGTCGAGCCAGCGGGATAGGTGACGACTGCCGTACCAGGACCGCGTTCGGCCAGGCGCATCCAGAAGCGCTGCGTATTGCGCTTGAACCAACTGGCCCAGTACACCGACCTGAGCAGTGGGCGCCCCATGCGGTTTCCAGCGCGGCTGCGGCTAGTAAAGGTGATGAATTTTGCTTCCGGCATCAGCTCGCCGTCAGGGCTGCTGATGAACTTCTTGAGCCGGAGCTGGCCGATCTGGGGATAGATTGACGGCGCAAACGAGAACAGCTCCTGCGGACGGTCACAGATATCCAGCAGCGATGCCTGTCCCATGCTCGCGTCGAAGAGCATCTCGGAGACAGAGTAGCCATAGAAGGGCGCGTCCAGGAGCGCGTCGAAGGAGTTGCGCCAGTCCGGCAGCGCAGCGAGCTGCTGCTCGACGAAGTTGGCGGCATCGACCGCGAGAGCGGATTCATCGGCAGGCGTGATCTGCATCTGCCGCTTGAGCACCGACAGCTTCATCTCGGCGATCGCATCGCCGACGTCCTCATCCTTCTCCTCAAGCTCGCGATAATAGAGGATCGACTGCGGGCTGTTGTCGATCATCTGTTGCCAGACTACGGTGGGGTTGGCGACACCGGCAAAGGCCGCGGCGAGCCGATAGGTCGACGACTGATTGAGAAACAGGATCTCCGGTGTGACCAGCGCACCCTTCTCAGGGAGCGGCGGCGCGGGATCGTTGGGTGGTGGTGCGAGGATCTCGTTGATGTCAGGCATTAGGCATATCCTTGCGATGGTGCTCCATGTAAAGCTCGTAGAACTTGCCGTCCATACCACTGGGTGTCGAGAACACGAGCACCTTGTGGCCCAACGGCGTCTGCCGCGTGATCGCGGCCCTGATTGCATGGCTCTCATCGCGCGGCGCTGGATCGTTATTTAGCGATATGACGATGTCAGGCATTACAGATATCCTCCCGACCCGGTGAACGCAGATGGCTGCTGGGGCGCGGTAAAGTCGGTGGAGATCACGGAGCCGTCGTCCGCAGCATAGGTTGCCAAGGCGTGGGCCCAGAAGCGATCGGCGTGGGCGTAGGACTTCCGGGCAGTTCCGCCAGCGACCGCAGTCTCAACCTCCACACGCGGCGCATCGAAGGTGACGCCGCTCGCTGTGGGAACTCGTTTGATCGCCTGCAGCTCTGTGCGGATCTGCAGATCATAGGGGATACGCTCCTTCGCGCCCTCGTGAGATCTCTTGATCTTGATAGCGAGATCCGTCTTCATATTCACGGAGCCATCGGATTGCGCGCTTGTTGCGCGATTCTTCTCCTTCGCCTCATTGCGAACGCGGCTCGATCCGGCGAAATTCACGCCCATCACGCGACCAGGGCAATAGTTCTCCCTGTTCTTCGGGTCGTTGAACATGTCGAAGAGCGCGATGCCCATGCCGGTGGAGTCCATCGCTGTTCTCTTCGTCATCCGCACCATCGGTGCAAGCAGCTTCGCCTGTTCGGGGAATGTCATCGAGTGAAGATCCACGACAGCTCTGGTCCACAACACATCGCCGATCTTTTCCTTCAGCCAGAAGATCGTTGCATCGCGCACACGGCCGACGTCGATCCCGCCATACAGGTCGCCGCGCGGATGATAGCCACTCGGATAAAGAATCGTCGCGCCGTCGTCTTCCGCCTGCTGGATCAGCTCAAGCGGTAGCCACGCGCCGCTGGATTTGAGGAAGATGCAGTAGAACTCCTGGTTGACGATGTCGTCGTCCTGGATGAGCTGGCGCATCTCCGCCATATTGATTGGGCAGCCATCGGCGATGGCCATGTCCGCATCGATCCAATGGATCGACCAGCCCTTGACCATGCCGAAGTTGTTCTCGGGCGCGACGCCATCGACAAGACCAAGCTCCTTGCAGAGATCGTAGAACTTACCCTGCTCGCCATTGGGCGTCGAGAGCACACGTACCTTGTGGCCGAGTGCGGTCTGCCTTGTGATTGCCGCCCAGATCGCATAGCTCTCATCGTGGTGAGCGTATTCATCCAGAATCGCGTTACTGGATAACCGCGAGCCGTTCGGGGATTCGCAGGCAGCGCGATGATCCGCGAGCCGTTCGGGAAGGTAATGCGCTGCTGGATCGATTGGATCTCGCCCAGCTCGTCGTAGAAGCTCTCATCCTCATAAAGCTGGACGGTGCCCTGCATCACCTCGATCAGCGTGGCGCAGGTCTGGACGAACTCGACCGACTGAGGCTTCGAGGCGCTCAGAATCGTCCAGGTCGTTTTGTGCTCCATGCAATCAAGCACAGCTTCGAGCGCGGTCGCAAACGAGAATCCGATACGCGCCGACTTGACCGCGATCTTGAATCGCGCGTCGTCGTCGATCCAGCGCTGCTGGTACGGGCGAAGCGGAAGGACAGGAGGAGGTGCGATCGAGACGGGGCCTGGCTCAACAAGAGGAGCGACAGGTTGCGGCGGCTTTGGAGCCGTGACCTGTCCAACCGTAAGCGCCGCCGTGATTGCAGCCGCGATAAATTTCTCGGTGGACATTTAGGCTCCCTTTGCGACGGGAGGCAGGCCGAACGTGCGCTCGCGGATGCGGTTGATATCCTCGACTGTGATTTCCCTGCGCGCTGCCTTCTTTGTGAGCCGCTCCGTCTCTTCAGCGAGCTTCCGGATTGCGCGGGCTTCGCGCGCTTCAAGCAACTTCAGCTTCCGCTCATCGGCCTGGACCTTGCGTTCCTTGATGTCATTGGCACGAGCGGATTGCATGATCTCCGCCAGCACGATCAAACCCTTCGCAGCATTCATGCGACCTTTTACCGTGCCATCTTCGCTGAGGACGCTCATCAGTTGATCGCGCGCGGCATTGATGACGCCCTCTTTATCGCCCTCAACACCACCACGGACGAACGCTTCGGCGATCTTCCGCGCCTGAATCGAGGAGTCCAACACCTGACGCTGCACCTGGGCAACGCGGAGATCGTACCAGCGGTGCAGCGACGTGTGCGGCAGCCGCATGTCCGGGAAAAGTTCGAGCACTTTGAAATCGAGCGCGGGCCAGTCGATAAAGCCGTCGCCCTTGCTGCCGTCTTCAAGTTTTACCGGCTCGGCCGAGAGCGCCTCGATCTCCTGCCACGTCTTGCCGCGCACGTTGCGCAGAAACAGAATGGAGTCATGCACGCTCGGCGGCAGACGATCGATCTTGAGCGGCTGCCGCGTCTCGCGGCGCTC